TTTTATGGCGCTAATTTTATTGGAAACAAAACTTTAAATGGAACTGCAAGAACTACTAATACAATAATGATTTCAAATACTGGAACAGAAAGTTTAAATGGAAGAATGGATTCAATCAGAATTTTTAATAAGTTTTTAACCGACGCCGAGATATCTGAATTATATAATGGTGGAGCTGGATATTAATTTATAAGGGGTAAACATAAAATGTCTTTATATCGTGAAGATGCAGGTACATGGAAGAAAGCTTCAAAGCAATATTCTAAACAATCCGGTGCATGGAAGAATGTTAATAAAGGTTATATAAGAGATGCGGGCATTTGGAAACCTTATTTCACAGATCGATTATATAACCACCCAAATTTAATTCATGAATATACATTTGATGATGTATCGGGTTCAACTATATATGATACAACTCCAAATGGGTCACCCTCAGATGCGCATATGACCACAGGATATATAACAAACGGTAAACTTGGAAATTGTATGTGGAATACAAATGGGAATGATTGCTTTGCGTATCCACCATTTTCATATAATATGTCTCAAGGTTTTACAATGACCGGTTGGACATATCTTCATTCCACTGGGCATAATTACGTTCAAAGAATGATATGGAGTGGAGACGATTTTGTATTTAGAAACAATTCAGGGAATGAACATCTTTATATAAGAGATATAAATAATAATTTACACGGAATACAGTTTGGCGGTATGCCAACTGGTGTTTGGACTATGTATACTTCTGTTTGGTCACATGCAGATTTAGATATTAAATTGTATAGAAATACAGATTTGCTAACAACACATAGTGTAGGAATCGCAGCAGTGAATTTAGGTTCATTTTATATGGGCCACACTGGCTCTGAGGGATTTTCAGGTGGTATTGACCAAGTAAGATTATTTAGTAAAGCATTATCGGGTGCTGAAATAACTGAATTATACAATAATGGCAATGGATATTGATTATTTATTAAAGAATCTCAAACTCCAATTTTATACGATTTCCCATAGGGTTATATAGAATAAATATTAATGAATATTGCTTTAAGTCCGTCAGGTTGGCATCTGTAAATTTCAATTTATAAATTTAAATATTTTAAATTTATAAATTGCGTTAGGGTATTTGTAGTAGCATTTTATACGATTTCCCATAGGGTTATGTAAAATCTTTCAATCTCATAACATAATATAAAAATAAGAATTTCGAATTTATGAAGGAGAATCAAATTGGTCAAGAAATGGGAACCTCAAGCGTATTCATCTGCATACCCAATCAAAACAGATATTGATAAATTACATCAAGTTTGTTTAGGCGAATTGAAAGGTCGTCATTGTGGAAAAACATTTGCATCTTGTTATGATGTAATTGGGGAAATATATAATGAAACAAAAAGAATATTATGTATTGTTGAAGTATCTCTGGATATCTCGAGAATTCATAATATGCTAATCGATTTATTAATTGAAAATGATTTGCAATATTCAACTGTAACAATGACTACAATTAAAGTACATAAATCAAATATTGAATTCACAAGTAATTATGATTTAAAGAAAAAATTAATAGGTCAATACGATCAATTGTTAATTTATATGAAATAAGGAGAAAATAAATGAAAGCAATAATCGAATTTAATTTACCGGAAGATCAAAACGAATATGATATAACCAATAGTGCAATAGATATGTCAATTGAGATATTTAATTTTTCTCAGTTCTTAAGAAACACCTTGAAAAATAGATGTGATAATAAAAGCGAGGAATATATCAAAGCTATTGAAGAAGTACAAGAGCAATTCTATGTTTCAATGGGAAGGTTTGATTTTGAATAAGATAGATTATAATCTTGATAAAGAATATTGGGCTAATAGATATTCTGAAATGCCAGATAGTAATGTTGTTGGTCATATTGATTGGGATAAAAATAAATATGAAGCTGAATTAAATTCATGGGCTGAAAGATATATTACAATTTTAAATACCATTCCTTTTAAAATGACTAATGTATTAGACTTTGGTTGTGGGGTTGGGAGATGGATGTCTTTATTATATCAATATTTTTCAAATTATTATGGTGTTGATATTGTTCAATCTACCATTGATAAAGCTAGATTAAATGAAACCCCATTTGAAAATATAAATTTTGAATTAATGACCAACGAAACCATTCCTCAATTTAATGCAAAGTTTGATTTGATATGGACTTGTGTTTGTCTTCAACATATTGTGGATGATAAACTCCTTTCAAATTACATATCCCAATTTAATAATTTATTAAATAAGGATGGTTTTATTATATGCACTGAGAATACATCTAATAATAAGGATTCAAATTATTTAAAGTTTAGAAGTGATAACAATTACAAAATGCTTTTTGCTGAGCAATCGCTAATGTTGGAATACAGTAATACATTCCAATCATCTGGTGAAGAGCATACAATAATGTTTTTTAAAAAGGGATAATGAAATGATTGTCGAATCTATTTGTTTTATTTTATTTATTGGTTTATTACATTTGTATGTAAATATTCATAGAAATGTTGAAGATTTACCAGCTGTATTTTTTATCCTTGGATGTATTGTGACTTTATCTATAATGGGGTTTGTATCTGATTTTATGGGGAAAGACCAATATATTGAATATATAAAAAATAATTGGATGGACACTCATACTGTGGCTTGGGTTATCTTATGTGCGTATGCTTTGTATTTATATGGTAAAAAATATATCATGTATAAAAAAGATATAAAGAAAACAAACAAATGATTGTGCATATTAGAAGGATAATATGATATGAATTATCTAACCGAAGGTACAATGCAGAATGCAAGCAAACCTAACATAAATAATTTAAGACCAATTGCGCCACCCCCACCACCGAAGCGAATATGTAGGGTGTCAATTCTCGGCAGTATGGTGGAGACCAAAAAAAGTAAACGTGACCTTCATGAATATCAAATATATATGAAAGGTTATCATGATGGGAGAGCGTCCATTTAATAAGGAGAAAAATACTTTGACTGAAGAAACTAATACTACAGAAGCTAAGAAAAAACCAACGCGGGAAGAAATCGAAGATGAAATTATAGACGTGCATAACATGGTAGCAGAGAAAGTTGGTACGGATATTAAAACGTATGTTGATTGTTTGGATTGGCAAGAAAACTCCAATAAACAATTGATAGTTAAGATTGATAAGTGGATGAAAAAATATATGGGCCGGTTTCCAATAGAGGTTGATGAAGTTGCATTTATGGTAACCGAGAAACGTGGTAAATGGAAAAATTCATTTCCAGAAACGAATGTTCGGATAAGAACTTTTATTGGATTTCTGCTATGTCGATTTGCAGACCTCCCGTGGAAATTACCAACCCGAAAAAAAGGATGGCTTTTCAAAGCTTTAAATTATAAACGATTTAGAGATGAAAAAGGTGATTGGTATATAGGCTTACCCCTCCCCCATTCCCAAATTAATATCAAGGTTAAATATGAAATTGATTATCTCCCACACCCTGTATTAATTGAGGTAAATTTTAGTCGAGTTGTTAATTAGCAAAAAAAGAATTGTTTGTATCACCCCTCATATTAGACTTCAATATGAGGGGTGACATTTTATTATTTATTTTGTTTGCTTAATTGTTCAATGTACAATTCGTACAATGATAATAAAGAACGCATTGACTCACATCGGGTGTTCATGACTATAACAGATGTGAGCAATTCTTCTGGATCATATTCAGTTGAACCTATCAATTCGCCCATCTTTATAATTTCTTTTTTAACATCTTCGAAAGAAATGAATCCTTTAATTGTTTTTAATTCAATTGTTTTTGCCATTTTATAATCCTTCTTAAATATTAAACATTACAGCCAACCAAACGATAGCTAACAAAACTGTTGCTGCGCCATCTGAAAATACCCACGCTTTAACTTTCCCATGTCGGGCTTTCATTATTACATGACGATCATTATACATTAATTTTTCCTCCTCATTTATAATTTACATACAATGACTAATTTTCGATCATTGTATGTGGTTAATGTTACAGCCTGTTCATCCTGGGTGTGAAAAAACCTTATCACGCTCGGCCCGCCAACACCAAGAAGATCTTCTTCACGCCCAACTAACTACTATTTCATATAATCCATCCATAGGTGTTCTGTCTGGGCCATCCCCACAATCTAAATCCCACCCATTTTCAAAATTACAATCGTCTGAATAATGGGATTCATTTATTTCATGGGCTGATACAGTTTGCCCCCATTGATGATTATAATAAAACCATTCAAAATTTCCAGTTTTTAGATTAAATATACGCGCACTTTCAAAATTATCGTTTATATCAATCTCATCAGTAAATTCTTTATAAAGTCTGTAACAAGGAATTTTCTTTTCACCATGTTTTATTTTAAGAACTTTAGAAGAAATTATTACAAGATCGTTATTTTTGTTTGACATTATTTTACCTGGATGTAAATTCATAATCATTCTCCATTGTGTTTAAAATGAATTTAATTTTATATACAACCGCATATGTATATAGCGGATTCGATTTTTGAGTGAAAATAAATGATATAATATAATCATCATTTATTTGAATAGGGTACCTCCAACCCCTAGTTACGAAGATCAGGAAAAGACTCATTTTTATAAGCCTCAACCACTTCTTCAAAATTAGAAGATTTGCAACAATTCACCAAATTTCCAACACCATATTTAATAAAGATCATTCGATCTTCACCAATCTCTGGTTTAGGAGAAATGAATTTTGCTACCCCGTGCCTATAACTTCGCACGGTAACCTTAAGCCGCCCTGTTGTACTGCATCCATCTTTACCTCCCTATTTAAAAATTAAATGACCAAATTATTTTCTCTATTAATTAATATATATAGATATGAACACATATTAAGATCATTTGGCATTTAATAATGGCCTTTAATAAGAACATATTATTGTATAGCTTTAACCCAAAAATACGATCTTATCAGGAGATTTATATTATGTCAATTCGTGTACCTAAGTGGTTATTAGATTTTACCGGTAAAATATACCTTTCAAAAACTCCAATGTTTATTTCATACAACCCTCAATTTCATAAATTGAAAGGCTTTGAAATCCAACAAATTATAGACGTAATGGAGCCAGGTGATATATTACTTAGCCGTCAAGGTGGGTATGTAAATACATTAGCAATTCCTGGGTATTGGACTCATGCTGCAATTTCAATAAATGATAATTTAATTGGACATGCAATTGGAAAGGGGACTGGAACAGAAAATCAATTTGATTTCTTTCGGTGCGATGGTGCTGCTGTTTTGCGGCCTAAAACGCCTGTTGACATCGATTCTCTGCTTAAAAGGGTTATGGTTACAACGGCAAAGAATATACCCTATGATTACGAATTTAAGGCAGATAATGGTGCTATATATTGCACGGAGTTTGTTGACATGATGTATGAAGGATTGTTCAAAGATGATTATGCAAAAGATGCCGGCGGTGGTTCTGTATTAATCCCTGACGGTATTCAAAATAGTGATGAGGTAAGCACCTTAATCGAATTTAGGCATTAAATTGTAAAGGTTACATATTATGAAAAAATCAAATATTGCTAAATTATTTATCAATAATTTACGAGAAGAGTTGGCAATTGAATTAAAATCAAAAGGTCTATCCAATAATGATTTGAAACGGTTTCTTAGAGAAACTTCAAATGGCGATATATTAAGTTTGATATTAACTAAATCATTTATACCAGATAATGTAGATAAACATTTTGTCAATGAAGCTTTTGTTGAAACAATTAAAGAATTGATTAGAGAGAGTTCGGATTCCTTGAATGATGATCAAGACATTGTAAATGAAACAATTGCTTCGCTTGATTTTATCGAGGGTGATAATAATTCTATATTTATAAATGAACTGGATTTTAAAAATATGCCTGGTCAAGGTTTTGATATGGGTGATGTGAATAACCACAATTCAAACGGATCCCCTGTCCCAATAGTAATGAAGGCGGCATCAGAAAAAGCTAGATCTATGGCTAAGTCTGGGCAAGTTTCAGCAGTAAGCAATTTTTTAACAAAACACAGCGGTCAAATAAAATCTGGTTTGTTGGTTGCATTAATTTCAACATTGGCATTTGTAGCATATAAAAAATATAAACAAAAACAACAATCAAAAGAAAATGTTGAAGAGTTGGCTCGGCGTGTTCAAATTCAAGAATTGAATAAAGCTAAAGCATTATGTTCAAAAAGCAAAACCCCAGCAGAATGTAAAAAAAGAATTGATGAAAAAATTGCAGAAATAAAATCAAAAATTTAATACAGCGAAGGAGAGTTACGAATGGGTTTTCGAATGCCGAAATGGTTGGTGGATTTCGGGGGTAAAATACATGTTGCGAAACAACCCCCTTTTATAACATACAATCCCCAATTCCATAAATTGAAGGGGAGAGAAATACGAAATATATTTAACGATATGGAACCCGGTGATATATTTGTCAGAAGCCACGATGGGTATTTAAGTGGGATGGCTATACCTGGGTTTTGGGCACATGCCGGATTATACATCGGTAATAATATGGTTGCTCAAGCAACGACGCATGGGGTAATGCAAGAAGATGTTTTAGATTTCTTTAGATGTGATAGCGCCGCGTTGTTACGGGTAAAAGGGCGTACACATGAAATGGTGGAAATAGCATTATCCAAAGCCAAGCGTATGGTCAAATTAAATATCCCCTATGATTATGATTTCAAAGATTTCAATGGCAAAGTATATTGCACTGAATTAATTGATATTGTATATGATTGTATTTTTGAAGATGATTTTGCAAAAGATCCAGGTGGTGGATTTTCATTAACACCTGATGGATTATTCAATTCTAAAAAGGTAGAAGCCTTGAGAGATTATAGGCATTAAATTAAACATATAAAATGGAACATAATATAAATTATTAAAATCTTTTATTTATACAGGAGTTTAAAATGGATTTATCAATACCCAATGTATTTATGGGATTTCTTCGTCAAGATCTAGCTATGAAATTAAAAGAAAATGGCGGCACACCTGAACAATTAAAACATTTTGTTGAAAATACAACTGATGGTGATGTATTGTCAATGGCTTTGTTTGAAGAATTCATCCCTGAAAATATTGATCATGAATTGTTTACAGAAGCAATGGTTGGATATATACAAGGTGTATTAATTGAAAATTCAGATATTATTGAAGACAAAAAATTAATTTCCGAATGTGCTTTCAGCCTTTCCGAAATCCATGGTTTGGGAAATTGTTTGCTTGAAAGTGAGATGGATGATTATAATAAGTCGCGTCGGGCAATGTTGGCTCGAATGAAAGCTGCTGGAAATGATACATCCACGCATCAGGCTAAGATAACTGGTCCGTATAAAAATTCGTCTGATGCAAGTGCGCCTTATAAAAGTAAACCAAGTGCAAGTGCCGCAGCGGTAACAGCAGATGCACAAAAGCGTGAAAAATTTATGGCCAACCGAATGGAAGAATCTGGTAAAAAAAGCTCTAGTGATATGGGTGGCGTGGGCGATGATATTCAAGATAAAGCAGATCGCCAAGAAATAGCTGATGCCGCCGGAGCAAGTGAAGCAGGCCCAGCCGGAAATGGCGGCAAGCCAACCAATCCAGCCGATACAGCAGGTTTGTGGACGAAGATAACGAACTGGATGAGCACTGGTAAAGTCGGTGAAGCTAGAACTGGGATGAGCGATTTCTTTGAACAACACAAAGGTGGTATTTCAGTTGCTGTTGGTGTTGCATTGATTGCTACGCTTTCATATGCCGCATATAAATATGCAAAGAAAAGAAATGCTGGTAAAGCGAATCAAGCAGAAGCAGCTCAGAAGGCTCGAATTGATGCTTTGCGTAAATCAAAAAGCCTTTGTGCTAAAACAAAAAATAGAACCGAATGTAATAAAAAGATTGATGCAAAAATTGCAAAATTACAAAAGAAATAAATACGAACAATTAATATTACGAAGGAGTAAATGAAAATGAAATATCGAAAAGACAAAAGTTTTAAATTAGTTGTTGGGTTGATTATTGCAACATTTATTATTGGCTGCTCACATCAGCTAACAACACGCGAAGTTGCATTTAAAACTTTGTCTGCCGCTGCTACGTCATATGAACAAACTATGACGGTGTTGGGGGATTATTACAGACAGGGTAAAATCTCAGAAGATACGAAAGACAAAATTGTTGCTGCTGGAGATGTATATTGGGGAGCATACCATTCTGCAGTAATTGCATTTGAGGTATATGAAAGATCCAATCAAATTGACGGCAATGCAGATAAAGCTAAATTAAAAGCAGATATGGATGTAGCTTTAAATGAATTGAATATGGCTCTTCTTGAATTCTTGCAGATTGCAGATGATTATATGCATCGCTTGAAAAAAATTGATAATAAGGAATAGGTGAATATTATGGAGTTAGCTTTAATCACAGCTATCGGTGAAATGATTTTAAAATATGGCGTCCCAACTGCCTTGCAAATTATGAAGGATTGGGAAGTTACAAATCCCACGTTGGAGGATATCACAGCTCTTCGGAATAGGGTGCCTAAAGCAGAAACATATTTTACCAAACCCGAAGATGAGATTTAATTTTAGAGCAACATGGGGGTGTCAATGTCACAGGTACTCGGACAAGAGGTTATAGAATATTTTACGGTCAATGATCAGAATTATGACCCGGTCCCAGATATTGATGACTCAGAGTTTGTATGTGAAATATATGAGCCTCAAGGAGTCTTGTCTACTTCTAACCGCAGCATTCATCATATTGGCAATGGAAATTATAAGATTAGTTTTACTCCCAATGTAATTGGTAATTGGTATGTTACATTACGCCATCCTAATTATTTTCCGTGGGGGAAATGCTCTGAGATATTTATTTCCAAATACGGCTTTGATTCAATTGGTGAAATGGTTATAAGAATACTTGGTCTTTCATCTGAGAATTATGCGATTGATAATGCTGTATATGATGCAAATAAAAATTTAACCAATTCAAGAGTTCGCATTTATAGTGATTCAATTTCAGTTGGTACTGGCATGAATGTTATTGGCGAATATAATATGTCAGCAGTTTATGATTCAGAAAATAAAATGATTGCTTATAATATGGAAAAGGTATAATTTTTATAAAAAAAGATATATAATAAAAACAGCCATCACAATAATAAAATATTGTGATGGCTGTTTTTGCAGTTAAAAAATTAAACTTTTAATTTTCCCCCACCATGATAATCCAGCCATTTCTTTAACCTTTGTTACTTTAATCCCACCAATATATTTTTCGATTAATTCAATTTTTTCATCTAGCGTTAAATACCCAGTTGTTAATAGAGATCCTAACATATCTGGGTTATCTTTGATTATCGAATTCTCCATACACTCAGTTAAATACATATCTGAAAATATATCATCCGGTCTGAAATTATATTTTGCCCATTCCTTAATAGACTCCAATGAAAAAACTTCATCAATTTCAAAACTTCGTTTTATTTCTTCAGTTAATTCCTGTGTTGAATATATTCCGGCTAGACCAATGTCACATTTAATATATCGACCAATTTCAATATTATCAAATATGGTCCCAATTGGAAGATCTTTAGCTGCATTGACAATTTCATATTCATTATATACATCTTCAATATCAAATGAATTGTTAACGTAATCCTTTATATCATTTGTGTTACAAATCTTTTCTTCAACAAGTGAATTAACCAATCTATCAAAATTAATACATGTCGAATCTATTAGATGCATTGATAACTTAATTCTTTTGTTATCGTCCAAATCAATTATTGTTTTTATCATATTTATATCTTCGCCTAAAATTTCTAAAATCCCTTCGTAATTCGTCTGTACCATTTGCCATTCTCCTTTAAAAAGTTTAAATTTTATATCGTCGATTAATATATATAATAAAAAGATCTCAGAAATATATTATTTCTCCACTATATTTATAACATTTACAAAGAACATATTATAAATGAATACACGAGGGAAAAATTCAAATGAATACATATACATTTTTGGAGAATCATTATTTAAATGAAATGGATTTATCTTCTTCAATAATACTATCATTAAAGAAAAAAATAATGAATGGTGATGCTAAATATGTAAAAAGAATTTTATCAACTATTGAAAAAACTTTAAAGAATTCAAAAGTCAATATACATAAAATGAAAAATGTTGCAAAAGATAGCATGGGAGAAATTGATGAAATATTAGAAGATTCATCAATGTTATTTACTCAAAAATCTGTGCGCATAAATGAAATTATTTTACATAATATAATAAAAGCAAAATTGTCAGATACAAGAAATCAATTGATGGTTAAGTTGTATGTGCAATTGTTTATATTCTCAATTGCAATTGGTGGGGTTGTTGCTATGTATAATGATCCCAATATTCGAATTGTTCATAATAAAAATATAGGTTTGATTTTTGCAGCTTCATTAGCTGGAATAATTAAATCAAGAAATCAATTAACCCAAAATTAACAAAAGGTGACAATGATGTTAAAAGAAAATCAGATAAACAGTGCTTTATTTATGACCATACTCCGAGAAACTCTTATTGAAGATGTCCAAGAAAAAAACGGAGATGAAAAAATAATCAAATATATAAAAGAGACGGCGTCTGATGCAAATGTATTGTCATTTGCAATGTATGGTAAAATTTCAGATGTTGATGATAATGCTTTTGTTGAAACCCAGATATTGAATGATGTGAAACAACTTATAATTGAAAACTCAGATCAATTTGCTTTTGATGATAATTATAAAGCTGTTGATTTCATGAATGAGATAAATAGTCTGTCATTAGAAGGCATTGATTCCCGTGAAATTTTGAAAGAAGCTTCCATCTCAATGGAGTTAAGAGATGCATGGAATGCGGCAACTAAAAAATATGGTGAGACAAAAAGATATGGATCAGAGGAAGAAATTAAAAAAGCACAAGAACATATGCGGCAAGTAAATGAAAAAATGGAATCCGCATATAAAAAGGGCCTAGACGAAAAAAATGCTGCTAAAGTTGGCTCAGTTGGTGATAAAATGAAATTTGCATGGAAAGATTTTAAATCAGATGCATCCCAAGGTTGGGAAAAATTTACCAGAGACGTATTCGATAATCGAGAAGGTATCAAAGATATTGTTGGTATATCAATCGTTGTAGCTGCTGCAGCTTATATTGGCTTTAAAGTTTATCAGAGATATTTTTCAAAAGCTTCGAAAAAATGCGTAGGTAAAAAGGGTGCTGAAAGAAAGCAATGTTATGTTCAGGTAAAGATAGATGCATTAAAGAAACAAATTGAAGCATATGAAAAAGGGAAACCTTTATGTGACCACACAAAAAATCCCTCTAAATGCAAAGAGAAATTAGGTGATAAAATTTTGAAGTATAAAACAAAATTGAAAACTGCCGAAGAATCTCTGACAAAGTTAAAGAGTAAATAAATGACAGGTTTATCGCTTGTAACACGAGGTTTTATCTGTGATTATAGATTACAAGAAGGGGGAGGCCCCGCACCAATTGTGGGCGGGGGTGGTGTAATTAGGGAAGAATATGAAAAACCAAAGCCAACAATTAAAGTGATTAAGGCTTTTACAGAGAACGAAGTATTTTTGGGTCAAATGAAAAATGTCACCATTGACATAAGCGGCGTTTCAATTAAGTTAGGGGATTAAAAATATGGAAAGCTTAGATGTATCAAAACCAAAAACCTTACAGTTCGACGTTTCCATTGGGGGAATTGATCATACAAAATTAACCGGCCAATTTCAGGTTACATTTAATGAGGTTGTTTTGACATTCCCTGTTGAAATCCGTGAGGCAAAAATGCTAACCGAAATCCCTGCAATCCAATCCATTCTAAAAGACAGCATACCGGTCGGTTCCAAGGTCGATTGTAATTTGTTAATATTTGGTGAGGGATACTATTGGAATCCATGGAGTTCGAGCTATGAAGCTTCTACGTCCGTATATGTTGAATCCGTGAGAGAAAAACCACAGCGCCATAAAAAATCATTATTGGATGAAGATAAAGCTTTGTTTGACCAATTCAATATTCCTGATAGTGATAGCAAAGGAAGCGAAGGGTATATCGACCAATCTTCAAAAACAAAACCCATGGAAGCAAATGATAATAATGGTTTAGCAATTGATGGTGAACAAGCTGTATCATCGTCACCATTAGACTTTCCAACATACCGGCAAATTGCGGATCCGTCTCTTGATAGATCCCCCGTATGTCGGACTTTAAATAAGACTGACAAAAAACAGATTATGGCGCAAGAAATTGATGCGGTTCGAAATGGTAAACCCCTGTCTGAAACAAATAAGAATGATGATATTGTAGCTTTGAAATTTAGAACTAGAGTTCGTGATAAATTATTGGAGGCTATAAAAGAATCAAAAAATGAATCGAAGAAGGTTGTTGTTAATAAACAAAAAACAATAAAAGAATCAATCGAAGATAAACAAACCCAAATGATTTTAAATGATCATGTTTCAAACGATATTGATAATGGGGAAATAAATGAATCGGACGTAATTAATTTGATGATATCTCATGGAATGACAAAATCAACATCTCAACAAAGAATGATTGAAAGTGCAACTGGCGGTAGTGATAAAATTATATGGCCTGCTGTATATTCAACAATTAATAATATGTTAAAACCTAATGTTGATTCATCATCTTCAATGGAAGAACAAATCAAATTTATGTCAAGTAAATTTAAAGACAATTCTTCTGGTTCATTGATGGATAATTTAAGGAAATAAAAAATGAGTAATATTACAGAAGTAAGCAATTGGGCACCTGTTGTTAATCAGGTTGAAACCGGTGAAGTTATAGTAGGTGGTAATGCAGGTCGAGCAAACCTAGCTATATCTCAATTAACCAATCGTTCAGTATATTTAAAAGATGAAACCGATTCGCTGGGTGTTCGAATTACCAATTTAGAGACACCCGGCGGCGGTAGTGTTGATGCTGATACTTTACAAGGACACCCATCTTCCTATTTCGCCCAAGCCTCACATGTTCATGATTTAGCTGTTCGCTTTGATACAACTGGGGCAAAGCATGGCTTCATGTCAGCCCAAGATAAAATGAAATTAGATGATTTAAATCAAAATGGTGGTGATGCAGATACTCTAGGAGGGCATCCAGCTTCTTATTTTTCCCCGACTACACATGGACATGCGGATGTAGTTTCAGAAGGCGCATCTGGATTTATGACTGGGGTTGATAAACAAAATTTGGATTTGTTATTTAATGGTGATAAAATATATCATAAACAAATTACCATCCCAGCAAATTCAAACATCACTTATATTCAAAACGTAATTGATAGCTTACCACGATATATTCCAAATACATATGGGTGGGGTGGGTATTTAATAAAATTTGAAGATGGCATATATAATTTAACATCTTCTATCAATTTGGATAGATTTTATGGGCCTGGTGATATAACTTTATGGGGTGATAATTCTTATGTCGGTGGTGGTGCCCATACTAATTATGATGTTGATTTAAATTTTACAAATACATCTAGCTCATATGGTTCTGGGATTTATATAAATAATTGTAATGTATCACAAATCACAATAATGTGTTTTAATATACACCAACATAATGTTGAGCAAGATTCGGCATGTTTTAGAATTCGTAATACACCTGCATTTATTCTTGCTGATAGTATTAATTTTTGGGCGAATTCAAATGTTGATGGTAGGTGTTTTGACATTGGGTGGAATAGCTGTGTATATGCCATAGCAAATTATTACAGCCAATACAAGTCGATTTTTAAAGTTTATTTAAATTCCACATTGACTTGTTTCAACGGCGCAATACATCCGTCTGGAATAGCACCTAAATATACATTTGAACTTCCATTTACAGGAGCATCTGTATTTAGTAATTACTATCCACAAGGCTCAGTTGGTACAACATTAGCAACAGGCACAGGTAATTTACAAGCAACTACTAATATACTTCTTTAAATAATATTAAAATAGTCGGAGATAAAAATGTTTTTTCTTTTTGAAAAAAATTCACCCAACCAAATAATTTTAGCTTCAGAAGATATACCGACAAATTTTGAAATTGGATGTAAAAATGTTATTTCAAAGGGTTCATCTATATATGGAATCAATTGGGATAATGTTGATTTTGAAATAACAAGTTCAACATGCCCTGACGATTTTGTTGAAAAACCAATGAAATATAGTTTCATTGAAGGATTGATAAATGAAGATTTTGAAAACGCATACCCAGAAATTCCTTCAATTAATAGAGATGAAATTGTAGAAGAGCCTACAGGAGAATAAATACAATGGCAATTATATCAAATAAAGATGAATATCTCAGAAAATGTTATTTTGCAGATGTTAAAAATACAGCTAAACAAAAAATAATTGCTCTTATACCTGGAGCAAATGAAGAAAATTATATTGAAAAAGAAATGAATATGTTAATGCGAAGCAATGAACTTTTAAATAAGAAAATTGATGGTTCAATTAGCCAGGATGAATTAAATGAAATTGAAGAAAATAAAGCATTAGCCAATCAGATAAATGCTATTCGTGCAGCCAGCAATATGATTGAGAATGAGATAATTAATAATATAACATATAATTATAAAGAAACTAATATTTGGCCCTAAATTATCATAAATGAATGAGGAGATTTAAAATGCCCCAACCCGAAGTTAGTGTGAACACTCCAGAAAAAGAAAAAGTAGAAATTTCAACATTTAAATTAATGAAGATTGGGTGGAAGGTTTATTCAAAAGGAAAAGATTGGTATAAGAAATCCAAGTTAGATGGAAAAATTGATTCTGACGAACTTCTTATTTTATTCAAACTTCTTGCCGATGCTATCCATGAAACATTTGGGTATGAATTGAGCTTTGATGTTACCCCAGTCGAAGAAATCGTAAACGAAATTACTGAAGAAAATGAAGGCGAAATGTAATATGTCAAAATCACCAAACACCTTCCTGAGTCATCCACTTTTTAATTGCTTACGTAAAATCCCATTAAAACATAATTTAAAGTCAGTTGAGAAATCAACACTACTACAAAATGTGGAAACTTTTAAAACTATTAAGATGGTGGATGACTCAGGAGATCCTTTATTAGAAGTGGATGTAAAAGATAACGAAATTGAATTAACTTTATATAAACCAATTGCAATAAATACTGTTGGCGATTTTAATTGGGTTAATAAAAAAGGAAATATTTATATAGAATCACATAAAGGGAATTTGCATTTAAATTCTCGACTTGCGAAACAAATTAAAAATTTGCCTGAAAGTATTAAATTTCGTTGTTCACAATTAATAAAAACCCTTGTAGCAAAAGATGGGTATCAACCAGAAATATTATCTAGACATGATAAAGCTACACCACCAACTGAGGAATAAATAAAATGGGTTTACAAGAAATGCCCTGTCGTCCTGCTGGGTTATATATGATGTCTTTATTAAATGTATTCGGAGAATTAAATAGACGTAATAAAATTATTGCGGATACGTTTTGTAAATATTTTATTGACGGCTCAACAAAAGAAGGGTGGAAGAATATAACTGATATATTCAAGGCTTTTAATACCCAAAAATTGGTTTCAACTGGGGCGACCCCATCCAAGGATTATAGAACATCTGATTCTTCACCTACACAATTTATGATTGGAAAAAGTACTATCAATTATATGATTATGTGGAAAGTTGCAAAAAAGAAAAATCTATTTTTAAATGACGATATGATGAATTTATTATTTGTTGACCCTAATGCAGATATGATTGATAATCAAGGGCCGATGAGAAGATGGTCAATGTTGATTACAACATTTGAAACAATATTTGAATTAGAAGATTCAGTTCGTATGATATTATTATCAATTTATATGAATTTTAAATCCAATATTGATAACAATAGGCCTGAAACAAAATCCCCAGGTCAATTATTATTTTATGGTAGTAAATATACTCATGGTTCACTTTTATTTAAACATGAAATATTAACTGATGATTTTGGTCAGTCAACTGTTATATCAAGGCCTGATGATTCTAAAATACGTCAAGTGGAAGAACATGATGATGAATTTAACCCAGACAAAGGTTCAGAAGGTGAATGGGTCCCTGACCATTTGGTAGATATATGGTCATATGGAAATGAATCATTTCCAAGTTCCATTGAAGGTTTTGTTGGGTCTATGAGTTATTCTAGAGTTGGTCCCCATATATTCGCCCAAATGCCTTGGGATATTATTGATGTTTTATTTTCGGATATTAATGTAATTATAACTGAAGATATAAATGATATATGGTATATTAATGTTCCAGAAATTATCTTCGAATTAGATTTAATACAAGAAGGAACATTTACATATAAAGACAAATCAATATTAATTGGTGACGGCCGTGAAGTTGGAGCATTTAATACACGCATTAAATGCACGATGCCAGCACAACCAGATAATCCAGAATCATGGGGTGGTGGAAAATTGGGAGCTAGGGGTGGTGGAAGTGCAACACAACTGGATTTTACTACAGAACAATTAAAGTCTGTAATGTATTATAATATGGCTAGACCTGCAATTAGTAGCCAGAATAGTTTAGAGGTAATTGTTCCGAATTGTTCGCCAACACCATATCAATTTTCGCATTGGGAATCAATAGTTGATTTCGGTGATCCAGAAAAATTCTATGATTGGTGTGAAAGTAAAAGCGAAGAATTCTTCAAACCTCGATTTACGTGACACGGACGTCCAACGGGCCCGCAGGGTGTGAGCCTATATTCCGGTGGTAAATATGATACTGCATCTTTGCATATTTGTCTCAATGATGTAGAAGAATCAATTCAGGAATTTCAATATTGTTGTTGTATACCAGACGATTTTCCAGTCGGAAATGGAACTGAGGATTATGTAGCTCGTTTTCCTTCTGCAAGTTCTGGGCCATGGTTTCAAACAGCATATAAAATGTATTATAATAAATTACGACGAATTTAATAAAAAAGGATAAATAAATGGGTCTGCAAGAAGTTCCATGTGCTCATTCGACTTTGTTTTTAATGGGCCTATATAAAATGAAAGAATACATTGAAAGATCTCAATTTATTCTCCAACATGTATTAGGAGAATATATTATCGGATTCGATGAAGAACACCCAAATGATTGGAATTGGGATAATTGGGATTTAATTGAAAGGGCAATTACACCATTTACAACGGAGCGGCAGGTAACGCAAGCTGGAATTTCAAAAAATTTTGAAACCTCCGATAACTCAGGAACTAGCGATGGTTTTAAAACACCAACTGCAGTAACAACTAATCATGGTGCATGTGTTCATGTATATGAATTTTTAAATGAACAAAATATTTTAAAAGATCCCAATGCCATACGAATAAGTTATGATGAAGATGAAGATATCCCCATTGAAAATATTCAAATATGGGTCTCGATTTTAAATTCGTATGGAAATATTCGCAGTAATTTAGAATCGTTATACATTTTAGCTTATTCAATTTCTCCATTGTATTATAGCCCAAAACAAAAAATGGTTTCACCTTTTCAATTACAATTATACAAAAGTGATTTAATGGATTTTGATGTATTATTAGATAAAAATTATGTGCCCCCACAACGAGTAAATTTTTACGATGAATTAAAAGATGCATCTTATCATAGAATACATTGGAATTTAATACATGAATTTTTTCCAGATTTAATACATACATTAAGAAAAGAATATTGGGTTAATTTTATAAGATTGTCAATAAATACCCCATCGACCGAAACAGATAGAATTATAGTTTATAAAAATGTAGGCTCTGGTTGACGAAGTATTTCGGGTGTGGACATACCCCATAATTTAATACCTGGTAAATTTTTGTATATAATTGGAGTTGTAGATTGCCCTTCCGGTGTACCTTATTCGAACTGGAAACCCGGCACTTCTTACGGCGACCCATCTCCAACAAATGAGCATAACTCAACTTCCCGAGAACCAATTTGTTTTGGGTTTTTTGCACATTTTTCATTAATTCAAAATACAAATGTTTTAAAAATTTCATATGGGGAAAGAGATAATCTCCCGTATGATGATTTAAATCATATTAAATACAATTTATTTGAAGAAGTTGAATATTCGAGCGGGGCGACATCTAAATTATATTCATTAAATGTTTCACGCATAAAGATTTATTATACAAATACAGGTGCTGATATTCAGGTTGGAGATTATTTAGCCCAAAAGACTTTTGATTACTTCTCTCAAGAAGAATGGCAACCAAATCATTCTTATAAAGAAATGGATACAATTCGTTCTTCTTATGAAATGGATGTTGAAGGCGAAATTGTAGAAATGCCATTATTGGTTACTTGCAAAACACCATATGTATCTAGCGCACTTGTTGATAAACCAATTTTTGCACCTGCAACAACTCCGATTCCAGAAAATGTAAATGAATGGGTTGTTACAGATAACGCCAATCCATATGACCCAAATGAATTTTTATCTTGGACAGTTCGTCCTTATGAAAATGATACAGCTTCAGACAGTGTTGTTAGAAATTATGTATTTGGAGAAGTGGTGGAAGTTGGTAGTGGGTACATGGTTGTTGAACAATATAATATGCCACCCGATCGAACAATTGAAGATATTAGAGAAACAAATGATGACGGGGAATATATTAATCCTAATCATGAACCAATTGTAGATGAATTAATTAATATTGAAAAGGGTGGTATGCTTGAAGATTTTATGATTCAAGATTTAATGGAACAATTTACAATTAAAAAATTGAATGTGAGAGATACAATAAAAATTGTATTTGAACCAGATCCTCCATTGGACCCACCGCCGGCTGAACCAGACTATATCATTATCCCAAACCCAAATCAAATTTTTGCAAGTGCTACAAATATCGAGTATTATGGCGATTTACACGATTCTTCAATTGAAGGCACTCCAGTGGTAGGAGATACAGTAAGTCAAAATGGAAATACAATTGGGATTATAACTGAGGTAAATTCAGATGTTAATGCATGTCGTAATTGTTCGTATAAAAAAGCGTGTCTTTCATTCAATAGATATATTCATCCGGGAAATGTTGATTATATAAATCCAACTAGATTGAATTTTCATAAGCCCAGAAAAGTTAGCACAATAAGATTTTTAATTCGTTATATAAAGGATAATTAAAATGCCAGGTGCCGCAAGATGGTCTGATATGCACTACAACCCAAGCGATAGATGTGGATGTAAACATTGCCCCCATGAAGTACGAGGGCCTTTTTCATGGGTTGCTGATGATACATTTATGAATAATTGGGGTGCAGCTCGGGCAGATCAAATTGATGGTGGGAGACATTCATATTGTTGTGGTCCAAAAATATGGAAAACTTTAGTTGGCTCAAATGATACTTTTGTAAATGGGCATGGATCTGTAAGAGTTGGGGATAGAACAATATGTTGCGGAGGTTATGGTACAATTATATCCGGAAGCGATAATGTATTTATAAATTAAGGAATATATAATGTGTATTAATAATCAAAAAAGATTGCCAGGCCCTCAGTCGACTGAAGAAGCAATTGAAATATTAACTCTTATTATAGCATCAAATTATTTTTATGCATATAATGAAGCTTTTAAACCTAATGTTGGGGAAGATGCATATGAATTGATTATGAATTTGGCTAAAGAGCATAAAGATGAATTTGAAGAAACCGCGCAACAATTGTATAAAATAGCTAGGTGGGAATCTATGCCACCTGCCGATTGTTGCGAAAAATTTCAAAAGGGAGAATGCAATGAACAACAGCGTAGAGAATGTGCAATCCGGGTGGCAATGCCCATTGTGCAAGAAGGTAAATGCCCCAAGTGTGAAAGAATGCTCGTGTACGAAAAACAACAACCCAATCGAAGAAGATAAAATTATCCATAAGGATGGTAGACAAATTTTAATTGAATGATGAGGATTTGAATATGTATATTGAAGACCCCTTTAATTTAGCATTTGATTTTACCGTTAGCAATGAAGGTGGGTATTCGAACCATGCAGATGATTTGGGCAAAGAAACTTACATGGGGATATCTCGGTATTACAATCCTCGGTGGGATGGCTGGAATATAATAGATGAAAAAAGAAAAGAAAATGACTTCCCAAAAAATTTATCACATGCAGTCGGATTGACTGAAAATGTTAAATCGTATTATCGCATTCATTATTGGGAAGTGATGAATTGTGATAAAATTGATATTGATGAAATCTCAATTAAATTATTTGATATGGCAGTTTCTTTAGGAACACGAAAAGCTGGCGAATATTTACAGGAGTGTTTATTTGTTTTAAATGGTGATATTGTTGTGGATGGTATTTGCGGCAAACATACAGTAAAAGCATTAAATGATGCTTTGAGTTATCAAGGCAATGATAAGAGAATTGAAGATATGCTTTATTCATATCATACAATTCATTATATCAATCTTTGTTTAAAGCGACCAAAACAGCGGGTATTTATTAGAGGTTGGATGAGCAGATCTAATCGGAGATACAGGCGGATATATAGAACATAAATATGGAGTTGAAGCATGGATGAAGATGCCGTATTCTGGGAAATTATTAAAGACTATATAGGGGCAGTTTCAATTATTCTGGCCAAAAAATTAAATGTCGACACAGGTGGGTTGACATCTGTGCTTCTCTCCGATTACTTTAAATGTGAAAACACACCCGACGATATATTAATAAATCTTGATAATTTGAACTATGAACAAACAATGAAAATGGTCAAAGAATTAGAAAACCATCGAATGATTAGTTTACCAAAACCTAAATTAATTATGGAAAATAAAATGGAATCATCAGACAAAAAAATAATTAATACGCGAGATATAAATCTTTATTTATTAGCGTGGCTTACAGTTATCGGGTTTTATGTATTAGTTGGAATATTAATGTGGCGCCCTATTCCAGAAGAGTCGAGTAAAATTTTATATATATTGCTTGGATCAATGTCATCTGGATTTACATTGGTGTTAGGTTACTTTTTTGGTAGTTCGAAAGGCAGTTCTGACAAATCCAAATTGTTAACAACACCAAAAAAAGAATAAATTTATTATTATACCACCAACCCCAGTTGAAGAATTTAAATGCATTCTTCAACTGGGGATTTTTTACGCTATATTGTGGGCCGGTTCCTCCCCGACACGGTTATTGGGTTAATCCATATATGTTATGCTAATCACCAAGAATTCGAACATCGACTTTCTCTCCCCGCAAAACACTAGATTTATACCCCTTGCCGGACCGGCTCTGGATCAATTAAATTGACCGCGTGGCCGTCTAAGTATATTATTCGCTTTCCCGCTATACCGCCACAATAATATTTTTAATTATCTTTCTGGTAACCACGAATCATCTTCAAGACACTCAAAATCATCCCCCCAACCCTGGTTGTGTCCATTTTTAGATTGTTTGGTTGGAATTAATGAATTGTTACATGACGTATGAATAGCAGCTATCCCATCACCAGTATTTTTATTATCCATCAATGCACAAATTTCAATCCAATCCATTTTCCAATAAATGGATTTGCCTTCTTCATCAAACACCCGCCCATAAGAATCATATTCTCCTTCATATTGTTCAATGGTTTTACCATCTTTTAAGAGAAATAATCTAACTCTTTCACCGCGCGAAGAATTTGATAATATATCTTGGTCGCATACCAGGCACCGAAATGAAAAACACCCCATTTTAATAATTCCTCCCCATCTCATCTTCGACAATTACATCTTCCGCATCGGATAATATTGCCCGAATGTCATTTACAACACCCATTTCCATTCCGCCAATTGACCATCTCGTATTTTCAAATATGGTTACCCCATAATGTTTATCATAATGTATACAAGAACAATAATCATAAATGTAAAATTTCATATTGTTTAATGTAAAACACCATTCCACAGTTGTTTTAGCACCAATCTCCATATGAACCCAATGAGGATAACCAAGCATTTCTACCAATCTCATAAATGGAGCTGTAATACTTCCAATCTTACTACCGCCTGATGATTGACATCTGCTTAACTCAACCGTAGGTACAATTAACATCTCAGATAAACTAATCAGGCGATTGCCTTGGTCGAGCATTTTTTCATGCCATTCAATTAATTTTTTTAATTCCTTTTTATCTTCTGGTCTTATTGTTTCTACGTCCATCATACCCTCCGAAAATTTAAAGTTTAAAATATTTCATTTCACCGATTAATATATATAGCAATGAATTATTAAAATGACTATATATATTAATTATTAAAGATAACAATTTTACCTATAACAAATTAACGGAGGGGCTATGAAAGATTTGGAAAAAGCTATTCGCAATATTTCGCGTGGGTGGGGGCTTAAGTGTAAAAAAATAAAAGGGTTTGAAAACTGTTTGATTATTGCTAAAGATTTAACATCTAAAGCAATGTCAATACGGTTGGATTCACACCAGTTGAATGTTAGCTGGTATGAATCCCCAAATGCCGCGAAGGAAGGTGCGCGTCCGATAGAAACATTTCGAATGAGGATGTTGATACCTGAGCAGATTATCAGGGTTAATGGATTCCTTCACGATCTTTAAATCTTTGACTCAAAGCCTTCGGGCTTTTTTTGCTAATTTTCAGAACATATTATAAATAATTACAAGGAGCATAATATGGCGACCACCCCCTTATTGGAGGCAATGATAAAAAAATCGCAAGATGAATCTGATATGGATTTATTATTGGCTTCATTCAAGAAAGTTATAATGATGAAAAGCCCAGAGGAAATAAAAAACGGATTAACGGCATATGATAATATCCCAAACGATCATTGTTATTTGTTTCCTTTCTTAACGTGACAAATGTTACATTTTCATACGGTCGGTATGAAATTTAATATTAATATTCGATTCTTTGACAAGCTTGGTAGATTGGTTACAGAAAAATTAAATGTCGAACCAGGTAAAAAAATGATTGAGGTTGATGGGCCTGCTCAATATGTAGTTGAAAGTTTAGCAACAAACCAAGATGAATAAGATACCTACCCATCTTGGTTTGTGCATATTAATCAGGAATTAAATATTTGTGAAATTTTTCAATATGCAATACCATAAATTGAGAATAATTAGCTGATGCGAAATATTTATGTGCATGAAAATCTTCGGTAATAATAAGATCTTCAAAATATAAATCACCTTGAACAATGCTTGTTATAACCTTATCAATTGCTGTGCTGCTAATATTCCATTTAGTTAAATATTTTATAACCCTGAATAAATATGCATCTTGGATCGTGTATTGCCTCCGATTTCCTGTACCATTGCCAGAGTTAAAAATTTTAAATACACTTATGGCCTCAGTATAATATTGAATTTTTCTTAAATTCATTCCTGACATTTCTGCCATATCTTTTTTTGTTAGTTTCATTCCATTCTCCGTTTTTTAAAATTAAAATAATTCTGTTTCAACATAAGTTATCTTAGCCCACTTTTTTTCAAATATCCTCCCCTGAATTAAATCATCAAATCCCGCATTAATATTATATGTAAAATCATCGCCTCCATCATTATCAAAATAAACACCTGCCACATCCAACTCATCTTCAATAACTTTAATTAATTTTATTTTTTCTCTAGGTACGCCAATATTTACATTTAGCATGTGTTTCTCCTTATTAATTTTGAATATAATAATTACTTTCAACTATTAATATATATAGTAAACCAGAACATAATAAAAAGGTTTAACGTATTATATAATAATGTATAAGGGAAATTGAATGTTACCACAAAGTGCAAAATTTATGTCCGATTTACAATTCTATTTTTCTGAATTTGGAAAAACGAATATGTTAGATAAGGGGGTAACTTTTCAACCTGGGCATATTTATCCCGAACACATGATGTTTAATCAAAGTTTTCTGCAATTGTTATTTTCAGATGAATGGATACATGGATTGGATTATACAATTGGCTATGAAAATAAAACTGATATGAGATCGTGGCCAACATCAATGTTAGATAGATTATCTATTTATCATTATTCTCAATACTACGTGCCTAATAGAATATCATATCGTCAGCCACAATTTTCAAATTTACCAAATGGTGATAGCACAAGTTGCGATCCTGATAGCACAAGCTGTTATTTATATGTGGACACGACAACTGGGGATTTGATACCGACGGATTCGACATCCATTTATACAGTTATTCAGGAAGAACCAGATGAAGTTGGTCTAAATGTATTTCAACTTTGTTGGTGTGATGTAATTGTTTTAGATGCTTTGGCTCATTATCGAATTGATCCAGATTCAATTAACATTTATATACACGAAAATAACGAAGCCCCTACCCTTATTGAATTGCCTGGTAGCTCATATTTACTAAGTGTTAATCTATCATTGTTGACCGTATTTTCGCGTCTTATTAGCATTTACATTTATACATTGAAAACAGGTGACCACCAATATTACAACCCTGATGAGCCAATTGCAAATCGACCATTGGATTGTTTAGTTGAGGTATTTGTTATAAATCAAATATTTAAATTAATTTCTGAAAGCGGGCCTGATTATGTGGACTAAAGAAGATTTCGATGCAATATTCAAACATCTATCTGGTGATACGAATGTTGAATTATATGAACCTCTATATGCAATAGCCCAATCTGATAAAGGGACGCTTGAAGTATTTTTTGAAAAAACTCTTGACCAGGTAGCTTTTGCTTCTGAAGATTATAAAAGACTTCGTGCATTTTTAATTGATTGGTTTGCAAGTCACAGAACTTTAACTACAGTTCAAAAAGATATAAGCGATCTATATGTATTGCCCAATTCTCATTTGGATGAACTATTTCGTAGTTATGGTTATCCTTATTCAAATAAACTTACATATGTAAATAATCGCATTAATTATAATAAAGTAAGTTTCTTTTTAGATCTGGTGAATTTGTATAAAATAAAAGGCTCACCCGGGTCTGTTGCACACGCTTTAAGATATCATGGCATACCAAGTATTCAGATTTTTGAATATATGGTTAAAATGAATTATGGTGATAATGTTTCACCTGAAGCAAGAATTTATTTTGAAAGCATATTAGCCAAAAGCGTTGGGTATAATGTTGATACCCTTCCAACAGTATTAACATTTGAAGAAGGAACTGATTGGGATCCACATTGGATGACCTCTGAATCCAAGATGGTAAATCAACAACTTGCTTTAAATAATCATCTTCCTGCCAAAAGTCCATATTATTCATTGCGAATATATTTGGATATGTCAGAATTGAGTTTGTTATTTGCTCATATAAATCGACATATGGCAGACCAATATGATTACATATTAACCAATCATACATATCCAGCAACTGATCTATTTTCAGTTGTGTTGAATAAATATGTTTCATTATTGGAGTTGTATGCTTCGATGGTGTATGTATTTGACAAAACTTTCCCAGATGAAGAATACGGAACACCGGATCAAACTCTAATTTATAAATACAATAAAAACCCAAATAGTTATACAGCTATTACTACAGATTATGAATCTCTTCATGGTGAGCAACATTCCCGAGATGAGCGGGAAGAAAATATACGCCAATATTATAATGATTTTACGGTTGATTTTTCTGAGCATATTTTTCCCGGTTCTGGGAGTGCTGAAGATATATTATCAAGCATTTTTCCAGAGTCGAAAGATAGATTAGATGGTTTATTATCAATTACACCAGGTGCAACAATTCTCGGGCAATTGTCAGAAGAATTTTCATCATGGGTAAAAACCTATTTTTCAATATATGTGCCTAACTTAGGGTATATGATTTTAGGTCAGGAAGAATTGTTGCGGGATCTTGGCGGGATAATTAATTTCTTCAAACCTTATCATGCAAGATTATTATTAACAGATTTTGGTTTGATTTTTAATGATCGCCTTGAAGAATCAATTCGTTTAAAAGATTATTGCACAGATATCATTGTTGAACAAATTGTAGATTGGGATACTTGTAATAGCCGACCGTGTTGTAATGACCAGAGTCTAAATTGTCCAACTGGGAATGCTTTATCATATTCCCGTGATACATATGATTGTGGCTCATATTATGATATTGGTGCAGCCTGTGATCCACCTGATTCATTCCAAACAACAATTACAGATCACTTTGTTGATAAATTGGCTATGCGAAAGCATGGTGAAATCATACCATCTGCATTAATCGAAAGTGATACGGTTGGTACAACATCATACGCCGTTCAGTCAGGTGGATTTGTTGTATTTGATGAAGGTGGTTATTTCGATGACCAATATGCAAGCGATGTTTGTTTTATAATAATTGATGATAATATTACACCCGATGTTGTATTTGATTTTTATTCAGATGAAACTTATTCTGCTCCTTATAGAAGTAATGTTGAATTGCAGGTGGCGTGATAACAAATTAAACATAGAACATAATAATGAGATATAGCTTCCAACTTATTGAGGATAAAAAGAAATATGGAAACCAGCAAATTTATTATTAAAGATGAATATGGTAAAAATTGCCTCGCCGCTACGATGGGGGATGAAGCTTGTGGTGGAAGTCGTAAGCCAGAAGGATACGTCGAAATATATGAAATTGATGAAGATGGAAATCAGCAACTGGTGGGTAAATCAAATCTAGTTGTTTATGTTGGAAGAGAATTAATAGCTCAGAAAATTACACGTTTAAATAATCCTTCGGTTGACACCCAATATGAAGAAGGTTTGTATTGGCTTGGCATTGGATCAGGTGGGGTTAGTGTTGGCGATCCATTCAACCCAAACCCCCCCATTTCTACGGATGATGATTTGTATGAAAGTCTCCCCATTAGTGCGACCGATGTTGCATGTGGTGATTTGCGGGGAACAGATTATTACAAAAAACCAATTGAAGCAATTGAATTTCAACAAGATCCTTATAATGATAATGCATGGATCATCCTTCAAACAACTTCGCGCATTGGTGTAAGTGATTCTCTTGGGTTAAATATAAGCGAAGCTGGATTGTTTTCTGCGGTTGACAATTCACCTGGTGCTTCTGGCCCGTTTCATTTATTTTCACGTGTTACATTTCCAACAATTGTTAAAACGAATACAAGACAATTGTTATTTATATGGTACATTTATACATAGACGCATGGGTATTTTTTTAAAAAAATTGATAATTTATTAACGTGGAATAAAACATTTTTGGAGGACATATTATGTCTAACATCTCTCCGGGTGTATATACAAAGATAATTGATTTATCAACGTATGTACAAGCGGTTCCCTCTACCACTGGTTTTATTTGTGCACTTACAAAAAAGGGTCGTGATAACGAAGTTCTTTTTCTAAGTGGCCGAAATGAATTGATTGGAGAATGGGGCGAACCTGACATTACCACATATGGTAAAAATTATGGCCAGGGTCAGTATTGTGCATATAACTTTTTGGGGGAATCTGGTTCCCTTTATTATATGCGTTGTATGCCCGATGATTCTGCTTATTCAAATCTTCGAATTGATGTTGTTCATGCTGCTGGCGATGCTACATCTGATATTCAATTGACTTGGGTAGAAACGCTTAATACGCATACTGAAATTGTATCTTCACTGGATCGGGATCCTACAAGCGATATTTATCCGCTTTGTATTCTACACCCAATTGGTCGTGGTGACTATTATAATGGTTTATCTATCCGTATTACCAAACATGCAAACCCGATGTTTGAAGGCGTATATAACCTTGATATTTATGAGTTGCAGAAAGATGGTGATGAAGTAATTATCGAATCGTATGTTGTATCATTTGACCCAACTGCCCGAGATAATTCCGGCGATTCTATTTTCATTGTTGACATTCTTGGAAAATATTCTGCTGTATTGCGAGGCGTAATGGAACTTGCAAATGGTGAATATTCAAGTGGCTATGAATTGCTAGTTCGTTCATATGACCAAAACCAAGGTTGGTCTGCTGTTACAACCGTAGTTGAAAATCCAGTTGGTAGTAATAACTTTGATTTGATTCCTGCAACAATTGAAGATGCTAAACAAGATTTTAGTGATTGGCAAAATTCTACCGAACTTGGCGAAGCTGTATATAGCATTCTTGCTATTGACCAGCGTGGTAATCGTGTATGGGGTTGGTTGGGTGCTTCATCTGGTTCCGATAATCAAATGATAAATATTTTTGATAATCGCAATCTTACAGGTGCGAATCAAACTTGGCTCCATGAACTTGGCGATCCTGGTACCGAGACACCTGGTCAGCAATTATCTCATTTTGATTGGGAAGCAAGTGTTACATACTACATTCGTAAAGAATTGGATTATGTTTCAGATGCATTTATGACCAGTGACCCCATTCCGCTTCGTAAGGGTAGTGATGGTTCATTACTTGATGTAAATGGTAATGTTGATTACCCGGAAGCTGAGCGTCTATTGGCGTCAGGCTACAGCGGTGACATTGATGATAATATCATGGACACCGAAAAGATTTATTTCACCATGGTATTTGATTGTGGTTATTCCACATCTGTAAAACAGCAAATCAGCACATTAGTTCAAACTCGGCGTGATTGTGTTGCATTGCTTGATAATGGTGATAACTCAACATTCCAACATTCAATTTCTAAACGTGAGAGTGATCACAGTTTTAATAATTATTTCTGTGCTCTTTATGAATCTTACAATAAGATTTATGATTCTTTTACGGGCAATGATATTTGGGTGTCTCCGGTTTATCATATGTCATACTTAGCTCCGCGAAATGATAATGTAGCTGAAGTGTGGTATGCTATTGCAGGATTCCAGCGTGGGTCTATTGATACAATTATGGATCTTCGTTTTAATCCGCGCCTTGGTCAACGGGATCAATTGTATCTCAAACAGATTAACCCCATTGTTAAATTTGCGGTTGGTTATAGTGTTTGGGGTCAGCTTACAACTCAGGCGAAACCGAGTGCTTTACAGGATCTTAATATTGTTCGTTTGATTCTTTATTGCAAACGTGCTCTTGAACAATATGCCAAATTTTATATCTTTGAATTGAATGATGAAATTACTTGGAATTCAGTTCGAAATGATGTGGTAGATTTTCTTGAGGCAGTAAAAGCTAAACGTGGCCTTTACTCATATAGTGTTGATGTTGGTGCATCCGAATATGAAAAGAAAACCAAAACTTTTCATATTAATGTTTCGCTAACTCCGACAAGAGTTGTTGAAAAAATTGAGCTGAATTTCTTTATTTATTAAGCTTAATTTTCCCTTTGGGGCAGCAGAATTTAATCATTCTGCTGCCCCATTTTTTACGTGATTTTTCTTCTTTTGCCCTCCTTTGCTATATATATTAAATAATGAAAAAATAATTTTCAATTTATAACAACTAACCAAAGGAGAAAAAGATGTATTTAACACAAGATGTATCGAAAGCAACAGAGTTATCAGTGAGGCAAATTCAATATTATATAGAAAAAAATGTAATTAACCTGAGATTTGGGAGAAATTGTGGTAGAGGGTCTGGATATAAATTTGATAGTAGTGAATTGTTTCAATTTTATATTTTGTCAGAATGTCATCAGATGGGATTAAACAAATCAATGCTGCAAAATATTTTAGAGTTATTCAAAAACATTATAGAAATAATGGAATATAAAGAGTTATTTAAAATGTCATTAATTACAGATCCTAATCGGTATTTTAATTTGTGGTGTGAAATGCCCCATAATGATCTAGATATTGTTGGGGGAATTTTAACCAACATGACAAATAAACAAATTGATGAAAAATATTTTAAAATCTCAAATGAAAATGGTGATATCATTTTCAATGGTTTTAATTTTGCACCCGGTAGCGCAAGTATTTTAATTTTGGATCTGGGATCCCTCGCAAAAAAACAATATGAGTTTGAAAACAATTACAGTAAAAAGGGAATAAGGCGTAAAAAGGTGGCTAAAAAAATAACCATGAAGTAGAAAAGAATGCGGGGTTGATTATACTCACCCCGCCTTCTTTTCATTTACAAATTATAAAATAATCAACCAAAGGAGAAAAATAGTATGACAAAGGGCATAACAAAACAAACGATAACATCAATAATAGAAAAAAATCCACAAGAAAAATTATACAAAACAATTGATGTTGCAAAAGCAACTGGGGCTTCTATTTCAGCTATTCAACATATAACAAAAGAATATTATAATTTATTATATCCAATTACAACTGTCGATTTCAGTTCTGATAAGATAACCATGAGGAAACGAAAGATAAAAAAAGGGCGGGGGTTTCCCAACGAATATTCAAACGGTGAATTATTTAAACTTTATGTTATTGTTGAATGTCTTCATATTGGTTTGGGAAAAGAAATTGTGATATTGATTGCTCAATTTTTTGAAGATATAAAGTCAACTGATTTAATTACAACATATTTTTTAAATGAAATATTTTTAATTAATCAATATTGTTTATATATGTGGTTTGAGATACCAAGATTAACTAAGGAACCAGTTGGGGGAATTATAACTAATATCGAAACCAATGGTTATACTATAACTCATAATGGGTTCAATGGGGACGGTTTTGACCCAAAATATTTTATGATTGAACAAAATGAAAACAGGAAGAAACGCAGCCCAAAATTTGAAGGATTTAAATTTTGTGAAAATAGCGGAAGTGCATTTATTTTAGATTTGAAAGACATAGCAAGAAGGCATTATGAATTTCGAACAACATTTACAAAAGAAGAAATAGCTATATAAAAAGAAGGCGGGGTTGATTATGCCCCGCCTTCTTTTTTTGTTAATATTTATCCAGTTTTTCAAACCCAATATCTTTCATATATTGAGCATAATCATTTCCATCTTCCATCTGAATGTTAGCCAGATAGCGCCCATATACACCTTTATCTTTCCCTGTCTCAATATACAATTCTTTATTTTCCAACAATTCCACGGCCTTATCTTTGGCTTTTAACCCGTGTGCATACTCCTTCTCGCATGAAGGTCGCCAAGTCTCCGGTGTATCCAAATCTAATATTCGTAACCGTTTGGATATTATAATACCAAAGCCACAATCAATTTCAGCGTCCACAGTATCGCCGTCAACAACTCTTGTAATCTTCGCTTTATAAGTATAAATATTATTCAATAACATATGAACACCTCAATAAAAGTTAAAATAAATTATATGGTCATATATATGTTCTCAGAACTAACACTTTCCTTTTATAATTAGAACATAAATATGAGGAATATAAATTTACTTATTGGAGAAAATTAATGGCTGTATTTGAGTCTATCTTTGCGATTGATTCGCCGCACATGGTTTTGGCGAAGAATTATCATACTGCAGATAGGCCAACATATGTTCCATTAAATGAAAGTGTTGATAAGCCAAGAATAATGATTGATTTTGATGGTGTTATTCATCAATGGAATTCCGAAGATTCATTCAACCCGGAGCCCCAAAACCCAATTATCGAAGGCGTTAAAGAAGCTATAGAAATCCTCAAGAATAAATATGAAATTGTTATCTTTACAACCCGTGTCTCATTGGGACAGCATGATAATAATTTACAGGAAGTTGAAAATTCTAAGAAATACGTAAGTAAATATTTGTTTGAAAATGAAATTTATTTTGATCTGATTACTGGTGATAAGTTAGCAGCGGCCGCATATATTGATGACCGTGCTTTTCGTTTTCAAAATTGGTCTAAAACACTTGCCAATTTAAAAAGTGAAAAATTAATATAGAATTTAACGCTGGAGGAAAGTATAATGCAGAGTTCATTCCAGAATGTACCTAACAATACCTTTTCAAGGAATTTTGGTGGTACGACCATTGGTATTGCTGAGCCGTATCTCACTGGTTATCACCATATTTATTTTGAAAGGATTCCTGCTAAATTAGAGGATTATGTTGGGGTGACTGGGTCTCAAGGTGGCTTACAGAAAGCTGAAATCATTGATTTGTTATCAGCATCTTGTTTGTCGGTAACACCGCCGGGTGGTACTTTAAATAAGGTTTCATTTACTGGTTTGGGTGGAACCAAATGGGCTGTACCTGGTAATATGGATTACGGTGATTCCGTGTCTATTAAATTCCTAGAATATTCCGGGCTTCCTATCACAAGTATTTTTCATGGCTGGGCACGTATGATTCGGGATTATCGTTCGGGTGCCACAAATCTGGATGTCAAATCTGATAGATCAGGATATAACAAATCTACATATGCTGGTTTGCTATATTATTGGACAACCGCGCCAGATGGTGAGACTGTTGAATATTATGCGTGTTATGATGGTGTTTTCCCATTGAAGGATCCCCAGGATCTTATGTCAAGCGATGTTGAAAATGTTGGTAAAATTGAACCCGAAATCGAATTTAATGTTGATTACGTATGGCATGAAAATTGGGTGAAGGATGCGATATCCGGTTTTACGAAAGCATCTGGTCACAAGGAAGCTATATTAAAACGGACTGCTCGCAGTTCATAATAAGTGAAGTTTTTAATTTAAAAATTTAGGAGCATATTAAAATGTTTATTACAGAAAGTACAAATGTTGAAAACTCTGCCATCTTTATGGGTTTTGTTCGCCAGAGCCTGGCTGAGCAGGTAAAAGATTTGGGCGGTTCAAAAGAACAGCTTGAATATGTTATCCGTGAAGCCTCGGATGGCGATGTCCTTGCTTATGCAATGACCGGCGATAGCATCCCAAAAGATATCGATCGTGATATAGCTGTATCAATGATGATTGAACAAGTAAAAACAATGCTTATTAAAGAAGGCATTGAAGCAGAAATTGATCCTGAAATCATTTGTGAATGTGCTCTTGGATTGAGTGTTCTTGATTCTGATGTAAATTCAGCTGGTTTGTTAAACGAATCTGAATTGCTTGAAGCTATCAAAGGTGCTCGCCCGGATATGATAAAAGTTCGGGCTGCTAAAGCTAATAACGATTATAAGGCCGGCGAATTTGGCACCCAACATGGTGGTTCAAGTAGTATGGGTGGTGTTGGCGATGAAATTGTAGATAACAATGAACGTCAACAGGCAGCCGATGCTGCTGGTGCGAGTGAAGCTGGCGGCGGTAATACCGGAACTTCAACTCAGACTGGGCTAGCCGGATTGATGGCTACACTTCGAAAATTCCAAGGTGAAGCTGGCGATAAAGTTTCAACAGCTTGGCAGACTGCAAAAGGTTGGTTTGAAAAAGGCAACAATGGTCGCAATGTTGGCGCAGCCGTTGCTATTGCTGTAATTTCTATGATTGGTTATATGGCTTATAAGACATATAAGAAAAAGAAAGAAGGCCAGTGTGCTAAATTGAATGGTGATGCGAAAAAAGCATGTATGCGCAAAGCTAAAAATGAAGCCATTAAAGCCCAAATTACCCAGTATAATCGTGGTAAATCTATGTGCAAAAACACTAAGGATCCGGGTGCATGTCGTGCAAAAGCCGACAAGAAAATTCAGGTTCTTCGCGCAAAACTTGCATAAATAAATTTCTGTAACTAGGGGTCTGTTTTTTATTTGAAAAATGGACCCCTATTTTTTCTACCCAAGAGTTATTAAGATCTAATCTGAATAACTTGATACAAATACATTAAATAATTTTTGAAGTTAAACGGTTTACGAATTTAAAATCTCAGGAGGATACATTAAAATGTTTACAGGCTTCCAATCAGAATTACCCGTATATGAAGTAATCACCCCACAGACAGCAAGAAGTTTAATGCTCACATCTCTAACCGTTGGTGGCGAAGAAAAATTAAAAGCCAGCTTGGTTAGTGAATCAAAAATTTTAGACCATTTGAATAAATGTATTTTTGATTCTGTTAAAGACATGCCTACAGATTTAAAAAATTACAAAGAATTTTTAACTAAAATTACAGTTCGTGACCGTGATGCTCTTTTGTATGGTCTTCATCATATTACATATGAAGACATTCGAAATTATAAAGTAACATGTGAAAATTGTGATGCTGGTTATGAAATTACTGTAAAAGCATCTGATACATTTTCAATGAACCCTTACCCAGCAGATAAAAATGTTCTTGAAGAAGTTGTTGATTGCCCCTTGAAAATTACAAAATCTGTAACAGCTAAAATTAAACAACCAACACTTGCAGATGAAAATGAAGCTCTTCGAACACTTGGGTCTCGCCCGTGGTCAAAGGAAATGATTCTTGAAAGTTTAATTGTTAAATCTTTTGAGTATCAGCCCGAGGAAGCTACATCACCAGAAATAATCGAAGACCCGATTGATAAAATTCATGCATATTTAAGTCTCCCTTCAAAAGATAAAAAACTAATCACTAAAGCATATATGGATGCATTTGGTGATTATCGTATCAACCTCAAAATGTCAACTCAGTGCACATCGTGCGGGCATACCCAGGAGGTGGATATCGACTTGGTCGAAAACTTTTTTCGCGCATTATACGAATAGCGCAGGGATTGACGACTATAAAGATACATTGAGGGAAGAAATATTTTCATGTATGGAAATGGGCAAACAACCCTATTCCGCAGTAATGAGTATGCCTGTAAAAAGGCTAAAAGATTATTTATCATGGAAATCAAAATTAGAAGAAGAAAAACAAAAAATAATGGAGAATGAATCAAATGGCTAATAATCCATTGAGGCGTTTCTTCCCCGATATATCACATAATAGTATTTCAGATAGTTTTCGTGATTTTACACAGAGCATATGTTCTTCGGGGGATTTTTCAAAGAATAAGAATTTAAATACAATTTTAAATTCTTGGCGTAATATTCTTTTAACCCCTCGGGGTTCATATGACCACGACCCAACATATGGTAGTGACATCCATAAATTAATTATGGAACCAGTTGATGAAAATACAGAAAATAGATTACAACAAGAAATAACAAATAGTCTGGGTCATTATGATAATAGAGTTATGATTAAATCAATGCAAATTTTTAAACTAAAAGATATGCACGGTTTTGCTGTAAAAATTAGTGCTGAATATGATGGACAAAGCGATGAAGTAACAATAGCATTAACATCCCCAACTTCCGTGTCGGTATAATAATATGACCAGTCCTCAATTATGGGAAAGAATTTATGATTATATTCATGAGTACCAACATCTGGTTTATGAATATTATGCAAAAGATGCCCATGCCTTTTTGGTTACTTATTATCATTTAAATAAGGCTGAAACCATTTGGGATGATGAATTTGCTATGGGCGGGGCGTATGAAGAAATAGGTGATTTAACAGGTATTCGCTGGGATAAGATCCTTTTGTTACCAGTCTTTTGGGTCGATGAAATATCAACAACCAGATTTGATGCATCCGACATCGGCCAAAATAAATTAAATGAAACAACTTTTGTTATCCCAAGTGAATATGGTTTTACCCCATATGCGCATGACATTGTAAAATTTGAACAATCATATTTGCAAGATTCCCCTGATACATATCCCCTGTTTCATGTTACGGGTGCAGAAATTGGCCCCAATACTTCACGGAGATTTTGGAAGTTAAATGTTGAAACAGACCAATCACGAAGAATTGAAGATGTTGAAAATCAAACGATTGATACATATTCATTTTTGGATTATGATAAACAAATTCACACCATCGAAAATGCTCAAAAGTTATTAAAATTAATGGACAACAACGATAAATTGAGAATGAAATTAAAAACATCATTTGACAAAAATACAGGCTTTTATTTTATATAAGGTGATATAACATGGCTGAAATAGATCCTAAATTATCCAATCAATTATTTTTATCTCGTGATCAAATACGCGAACAATTAATTGGTCAAATTCAAAATTATTTGGAATTGGTTGATGTGGATTTGACCAAGTCTTCATTTATTACATATATAATAGATGTGTTATCGACTTTATCAGCCAACATGCTTTTTTATCAAGTGTCTGTATATAAGGAATTCTTTTTAACAAAAGCACAATTGCCTGAGAGTGTTTTAAATCTTTCCGCGTTTATTGGGTATACCCCGCTTGAAGCCAACTATGCATCTTGCAATGTTACGATGACTTTCCCATTCACATTCCAACATCCACACGTAGAATTTACAATTCCAAACAATTCAAAATTCCAAACTGGAGATGGTATCCAATTCGTAAGTACGTATGAAACAAAAATTATTGTTGACCCCCCTGCTCATACTGTAAATGCATTTGCAATAAGTGAAAATTCGTCTACGCCTTTAATAGTTATTATTGATAATACACATAATACATTTAGTTTAATGATACCCGTTGTTCAAAAGGAAGTGAAAAATTTTGAGTTTCAAATAGCTCAAGATATGCCACAGTATCGTTTCAGCGAATACAATGTTAGATTTGAAGGTCAGTTATCTGATATATCTGTCGAAGTAAAAAATCCATACACTGACGAATGGAGAATATACACCAGATATAATTCATTGTATTTAATGAAAGCAACTGATTATGGATATGTTGCAAAACCAAATGATAGTGGGTATACAATTTATTTCGGTAATGATTTAATCGGCGTCCAGCCTCCTAGTGGTGGGACAATAAAAATAACGATTTCTACAACGCTAGGTAGTCGCGGGAATATTATTGCTAATTCAATTGTGTCTGGTACTAAAATAAATTACTTAAAAACAGATGGGTCAATTGAAAATATCAATTATCAAGTATATAATGCATCGCCAGCAATCGGTGGTTCAAATGTTCAATCGTTGGAGGAAATAAAATCTGGCGCAATTGATAATTTGACATCATTGCATAGATTTGTTAGCGAAGATGATTATAAGAATGCTCTTAATATACATCCTGATATCCCATTACTTGTTAATTCAATCCCGATATTAAAAAGATCAGATATTAAAAATAATGAAATAATGTTATTTACAACATTAAAATACGATGAAGATATAATCCCAACACGCAATATATATTTAACACTACCCAACGGAACGACAGAAATTCCAAGGCATACAGTATTTATAGAAAAAGGTGAAGAATACATTACATTATTTGATTTAAATATAGATTCGGCTAATGAATTAAGCCGGTATACATATATTGTAAATCATATGAATATAAATCCGCAATTAATTAAAACAAATGATAGTGGGTATATTTTTGAACTGATTAATTCAACTGTCATGACTGGGGATTCAGATGTATTTTTTGAATGTCAATATCAATCTTCTGGAAACTTTCCTGAATTGACTACCTGCAAATTTGTCATTGAAAAAAATATGATAATGTATGATATGGATATCGATATACCCAATCAAAAATTTATAATACATTTTGACCCATATACAATTATACCAGAAGGTGAGCAAACATTTTATTTTATATTAACTCATCCGGATCACGGCGAATTTTCAGAATATCAAATAAAATTAATGTTACGAAAAAATCTAGATGATACAATGTTATCAAATACATTCGTAGATGAAATAACAGGCGAGATAAACATTTCAGATATCCCAATGGTATTAAAAAGTTATTATGACAACATTCAATCATATGACGAATTTGAATATTTTGTATTACAAAGGTTATTAACAACATTGGATATTGATGATAAACGTATGATGACAGATTTCACCAATATCAAATTTCCAAATGCTTTTGGCCCAATGGAAAATATGTTGCATAATTTACCAACTTTAATTGCAGTCGAAGATATGTATTTAAATACATTGCCCGCTTCACCTATTGATAAAGAAAGATATATAATAGGCGGGAATGAATTACCAGAATTTGAAGGGAAATCTCATTACATCGCTCAATATGAAATATTAACAAATTCGTGGTCAACATATGAACCACAGATGGATGATATTGTATATGTGACAAGTAAAGATTGTAAATATATTTACTGCACAAAAGGGTGGGTTAAACCAATTTTTAATGTTCCTTTGAAATTAGATATTGATGTTGAAAAATCATCTGATTCATCCAAAGATGTTATTGAAATTATTGATAGTATTAAGAAGAAAATTATTGAATCTTTCTCAGGTCGATTTGGGAATAAAACTACTTTAGCTAGATCTGAAATTATTTCAGTTGTGCAAAATATTGATGGTGTAGACCACTGTAAAGTAATCGAACCATTTTTTAATATTTTTTACAATTTTGAATTAACAGATTTAACGGAAGATGAATTGTTAAAATATTCCCCTGAATATATGTATTTTACTGAAGATAATATTGATATTACGGTTATATAAGGAACGATTATGAAAGAGTTAATAACCCCAGAATGGAAAAACCATAAATCGAAATTAAAATCATTATTCCACAAGTTATCGAGTGTTGAATTATTAAAATTGTCAGAACCATGCTACGGTCCCAAATTAAAAAAATACGAAAATGAGATATATGCTACAATGGG